GGGGTGCCGGACCTCACTAACATCTGTTCGGTGTTGGTGGTGGTGTAACACAACCAAAAGGTTTAGTTATGGAACACACGTTCAGCCATCATACAGCATACCGTACTTTGTTAGCCGCAGGACTTGGACCGGAAATAGCTATACCGGTCTTACGCGAAGTCCAGAAATGGATCGCGTGTAATGGTCCCGAGTGGGCAGTTAGTAGGTTGAAAAACTTAAAAGCTGCTTACCTGCAGAAGATCGCAGGCAAAACGCTCAACTCTCATGACACTGGCTTTCGAATGCACAGTGACGGAACTCCTTACGGAGTGATGCGCTGTTTATTTCGACTAGGCGGTTACCGAGGCACTGTCAGAGCTATAAACGCTATGATGGTTTATACTGGAATTACCCTGACAAGGGTGACGAAGGGACAGTGGAAGAAATTCCACAACTCGGTTGTGAACCCTGAACCATTGAAAAGGATGCCGGTTATACCGGTGACCAAGGAGATGGTTTGGTCAATGGTGGATTGTTGGAAGAATGCCAGTTATACTCCTTTAGAGGAGTGGTGTTCAACTAGCAAGCGCGCACCGTTTACGAAAGTAGGCGTGAGTGGCCTTATCACCAAACCTGAGAGCGAGAGCTCTCCACGGGAACACCTAGAAGTTTTGAAGGATCCAGATCACAAGGACCTTCTAGCCTCTTTTCCTATTCCTTTTGAGAAATCAACTGGAATTACCGTAGGCGCAGATGTGCGCCGACGGGCCGGGTTTACCCGGTGTCCTCCCACCTTTGTGGGGCGGATTGGATTTATCCAGGAGAGAGGTGCTAAGCTGCGTGCCATTGCAAACCCTTTCAGGGTGCATCAGGCAGCGTTATCCCGTTTGGGCAATGCTCTGTTTGACTTCTTGAGGACGGCCTGTCCTTGGGATTGTACCTTTGAACAGGACCGCGGTGTTAGGAGGGTCCAGGAAGTTCTGGGCTCTGGAAAAACTGTTTATTCAGTGGATCTAAGCGATGCCACTAACCAGTTCCCGCTAGGACTGCAAATGCAGACTCTAACAAGCCTACTTCAACCTCTGCTTCGGCAAGTACAAAATGCCTCTGTTTTAGATGAAGTGTCTCAGTCCCTGGATTTGTTTGCAGCAATATCGCGAGCAAAATGGCATGTCCCTAACCGTGAAGATATATCCACAGCGTCGGGTGGTGTATTTTCCATTCGCTGGTCAAAAGGTCAACCGCTCGGGCTATACCCTAGCTTTGCAGCGTTTGCGATTACTCATGGCCTGTTGTTAAAGGCTATTGAGGATGACCTTGGTTTGCAACAAACTTTTGTAGTTCTCGGCGACGACGTAGCCGTATTCCATCCTGAGGTACATCGCAAGTATCTGGAAGTACTGGATGATTTAGGTTGTCCGGTATCAACTCTGAAGTCTTTGAGTTCAGGAAATGTCGCTGAGTTTGCGGGGAGGCTAGTAACCCGGGAGGGTTTACTGCCCGTGGAGAAATGGAAGGGCTTTTCTACTTCGGATCCACTTTCCGTGGTGAAGCAGTGGGGCCTGGCTGGTTTAGTGCTAGCCCCGAAAGAACTCCGGAAGTATTTGGAGGTCTTTTCGGCCATACCAGAGCCTGTTGGCTTTGGTTTTAATCCTAAAGGCATCCCCTTGGAGAAGAGAATGGCGAATGTCGACTCGTTGTTTTGGGAAGACGCTGAGCCGTTGAACATAGATAGTGAGGTGTCGCGTGAGCGACAATTGGACTTGGAAGAAGTATTCCAACCCTACCTTACGAAATATACTATTCATCGTGAGATGGGTAGTCCTACGTATTGGCCGAACAGGCCAACTACGGAGATCATGCGTCAAATTGAGCATGTGAATGCAGTCCTCCGTGACTGCAAGGTCTATGAAGTGAGTGATCACTATCTCCAACTGCGTGATTCCCTTGTGCAGTATCTTAGAGCACCTTCGGGTCGTTCTACTTGGGAACGCAAAGGCACTACAAGACTTTCTCGTATTATCGAGATTGTGAAGAGAGTGTGGCAACAGACGTAATGCTGT